GCGCCGGCACGAGGCGCTCGCCGGCGCTGTCCAGGGCGTCGAACGGGGTGAGCTGCCACCGGGCTTGGTAGTCGGTGATGATCCCGTCGACGTCGTAGTCGGACTCGAGTCCGCTCAGACTCTGGACGATCTGGGCCCTGAGGTCCCGGTCGGTGTACGGCTCGGGGAACTGTTCGGCACCTGCGGGGTTGCCGGAGCGGTCCGCGGCCGCTTCCGGGTCGTCCGGCTGGTCGTCGTGGCTGGTAATCAAGGGTTGTCCACCTTCCGGGTGAATGTCCGATGCATCATAATTGTCGTTTTGGTGCAGTGGTTCGCCCTGGATATCGACGTGGCTGTCCGGGCCGATGCACGGGCACAGAGTGCAGTCCCCGGCCTCGTCGTGGTCGCTCTGTTTGTGCTGGCACCCAAGGTTGGCGCACTCAGGTTCGGTGATCACGTAATCCGCCTTTTGATGTAGTCCCTCAAACTGCCTCATATGCCACCGGTCGATACATGGCCGTTCGTCACCATCGAGCATCATCAGCACCGCGCCGGAACGGCCGCACGTAGGACAGCGGCCGGCCGTCATGCGCCGTGCCTCAGCTCAAACCACCGATTCGGCCAGATGCGCCACCCCTCAGCCCGTCTGAAGTAGCCCTTGTTGATCCGGACGGGATGGAGCAGTCCGAACGTGTGCGGCTGGTGAGCGACCAGGGTGTCATTGCAGGCAACGTACCGGCGCCACGCCGCCGCGCGTCGCCGCTGCCGGGCCCGGCTCACGGCCGTACCGCCCTGCATACGCACTCGCAGACGTGCGGGGCCCGGCGTGGGCGGTAGCAGCGGCACATGAACATCGTGCCGATCTCCTGCCAGCGCCGGCCGCATGCCTCCCGCGGAGCTTCGGCCGCAGGATTTCCTGTCCGGGGTGCGGAGCTCGCGGGCTCCGACAGGAGATTTTGCGGCGCCGGCGCCATCCGGGCGCCGGCGTCGAATGGTCCGGTCATCCTCGAAACACCCCGCCGGCGTACCAGCTGTAAACCGCGCACGCGGCGAGGAACGCGGCCAGCGTGACGAGGCGGAACCTCTCGCGCCCGGTCATCCTCGCCACGCTCGCGGGTCTTCGTCGTCCATCGGGCACGGGATCGAGCACTCGCCGTTGCAATCGTGATCGCGGCGCGGCAGCTCGATCACGGGAGCGAGGGTCGGCGGGACGTCCGGCAGCGCGGCGAACTTCGGGGTGTTGTTGCGGATCCTGGCAACAGCGGACGGGGTGGGCCACGCGCCGATGATGTCGGTAAGGAACGTGGTCACGATCGCGACCAGGGCCTGAGTCGCCGCGGTTCCGCCGCGGTAGCCATCGGCCCGGCGGGCAACGGCGTACGCGGCACGTAGGTACTGGTCGACATCTTTCGCGAACTGTTCAGAATCATTCGCATCGAGGGGCATCGGTGTCACCTTTCGAGTGAATGTTGCGCTTTGCTGTTGACTTTCTGGGTTGGATCTTTACTGCCTGCCGGAGGGAGCGAGGAAGGGAGCACCCCACCCCTACTCGGACAATTGTTCGAGTAGGAGCGGGGTGGAAGCTGCCGTCAGTCGGTCGTCGGTCGCGTTCCACGCTCAGGGCATTACTCCTGAGCTAGGGCGGGATATGACGATGCCTCTCCACCCGGTGGCCACTCGGCCGCGCCGGTCCCGAATCGGGCCTTTGGGCTGCTGGTTGCCTCCACCGGGTCGCGCTCTGCACGCGGGACTTTGGGCCTACCGTCTGCGCCGCGGGCTCGCGCCCGGGGTCAACAAGTCCGTGGGGATCGTCTCCATCGCGCGTGGCTAGCTTCTGAGGCACGGGACGCGGGGCCCGGTCGTTTGGTTCGCGACTCAGGGTCGCACGTAGTTTCCGCCCATCTACGTTCGTGAATCCGCAGGCTGCAACCCCAACGTGCCGAATGGTGACCTCGGCGTGATTCCGCAGGATGTTTCCGGTATCCTGAGCCCTAGTGTTTTTTGGCTCGCACAGCATGATCGCTCCCCGGTCGGACTGCAACCCACCGCGCGGAGCGATTTTGCTTTTCTGGCTCACGCGGTCGCCTTCTTCCTGCGCGGTAGATAGCGGCGGCCGCCCGCCCAGTCCATCAGCCACACCCCTAGCGGGGGGCATTCCGCGGCCGGCGCGTGCCGGGCGCCGCACGTGTGTGTGCGCCACCTCGTAGACACGTGCGCGGCCGGTATCGCGCTAGGCATGGCTCGGCGCGAAGTGCTGTCCGAGCCCAGGCCGTACCGCGGCCATGTCCTCCTTGGTGGGGAGACGGCCGATCTTGTCGCGGACCGCGGCGACGTCCGTCACCTCGCTGCCGAGGAGCATGGTCGGCACCTGCTCCCCTGGTGCGCCGGACGGTCGGTAGCCTCGCATGACTCCCCGGCTGATCATGCGGTCCACCGTTCGGGTGGAGCATCGTAGCTGCGTGGCCGCTAGCTGCCTGGTCACGTAGCCAGACATGAACGGTCGGGTCACGGTCTGCGCATTCTCATCCATGCCCACATCTTGACAGGCGTGCGCTTCCAAGCGCAACGTGGTCCGCATGTTTGACACACTGAAGCTTCCCGATGACCCGACCCCCGGCGATTTGTTCCGCGCGATCGCGGACTGGTACGACGGCAATCCGCAGCTGCACATGCCGACCGTGACGCTCAACGACCACCACGTCTACCACCGGCCGGACTACGCGACCGCGATGGACTACCTGTACGCCGTCGTGCAGTCCAACGTGTCGGATATCCACCACAACAGCGGGTGCCGGTACGCCGCCGTGGACCTGTCCCCGGTGGCAGGGCCGGGCCGGGTGCGGCTGAACGTGTACGCGCCGCTGCACGCAGGGTGCGACATCGTCAACACCTGTCACCACCCATCGCACACCGAAGAGTCCTAATGGCGCACGACGGGGTGATATCCGCGCGGCTACTGCGGTTGTTCGGCCCGGACGTTGCGGACTGGCCGGCGGTCCGTCTGCCCGATGAGATCACCGATATGGACCCGGCGTCCTATGTCGGCATCGACCTGGACCCGGCGCGGCGCGGGCAGGTGCCGCGGTGAAGCGGCCGCCGTACGTGCCGCAGCACGCGCACCGGTCGCCGTGGCCTGTCGACCAGCGGGCCCGGTCGCTCGAGGAACCAGAACCGGCCCGGGTCGACCCGATCCGGTACCTGATCGTCGTCGTCGTAGCCGCGGTGATCGCCGGCACGGCGGCCGGCGTGCTCGCGGTCGCGTTGGCCGGGCCCGGCCCGGTGTGGGTGTGGCCGTGACCGCCCCGTACCCGGCCGGGTACCGGCGCTGCCCGATCTGTCAGGCGTACATCGGGGCGCCGTGCACGACCGCAGCACAGGCGATCATCGACGGGGTGGTGACCGGATCGGGCGTTCAGCTCGATCACCCGCACAAGGCCCGGAAGGTTCGGGCGGGCTGGGAAGACTAGACCGGCCAGCACAGATCGGCCCGGCACCCAATCGGATGGGTGCCGGGCCGATCTGTGTGTGGACCTCGCCCCCATCGCAGGTGGGAGCTCAGCGCCCGGGACGCGCGTTTCTGGGGGACAGTTGCGCCCGGGACGTCGCCCACCGTAGCGGGCAACGTCCATGATCGCTATCCCGCCGCAGGGGTGCCGGCGGCGAGCTGCGCTTCGATGCTCTTCAGCCGGGAAATCTTCTCGTCGTTGTGGGCGATCGACTCCCTACCGGCGTGAATCAGGATGTACTCGAACGCCTGCTCGACCGTGACGACCGTACCGATCGGCTTACCGATGGCCTTACACGCGTCGTCGCTGAGGGTAAACGTGTCGCTGAGCTGCATTTCGTCTCCGTTCATCTCCCGTAGGAGCGCCTCAGTGTGGGGGAATTTCCACGCACGGCCGTCGCTCTCATTCTGCGAATGAGACTCCCAGTGCGTGTGTTCGTCGTGCGGGCTCGAGCCGTTGTAGGCGAGCTCTTTCCAGTTCTGGTTGTCGTGCTGGGCGATCTTGCGGTGTGAGATCCACAGGTGCGCCCGGGAGTCCGCTTCGAAGTCCAGCTTGAGCGCCTCGAGGATGGCCCGTTCGTCGTCGGTCCCGTTCGGGGTGCCGGAGTTGAGCAGGTTGTTGTCCATGTCGAACGCATCGACGGTGCCGTCGCCGTCCGGCTGGTGTTGGCTGGTCCCGCCGTGCGCATCGTCGGCGTACCCACCATCGGATTTGATGCTCCGGCGCGGGAGCAGCTTGTTGACCCCGTTGCGCCACGCGGTCAGTGCCGGATTGAGTCCGCCCCAGGTCATGGCCGATCGCTCCTGTCCGTGTCGTCGTTGAGCCGGTTAGTGTTCTCCTCCGCGGCGGACGCGGCCCGGCCGCCCGCCCAGGTGGCCACCGTGTTCACGCCCAGCAGCGGTACCGCGATGGCGATGCCGATGGTCTGCACCCAGGACCGGAATTCGGCCAGGTCCTGAGCGTCGCCGTAGATCGACAACAGGACGTAGGCGCCGATCGTCGCCAGTCCGAGCACAGTGGTCAGTCCGAAAAACCCGAGTACGACGGCAGTGGGAGCCTTTTTCAGCCAGTCCATGAGCATTGGGCCTCTCCCCAGGATCACCCGTATGGGTGATCATTCTACGTCTGCCGTACGACTATCTACCCTGGTCAAACGGTCTGCTACCCCTCATACGTCGTGTCCAGGTCGACCAGCTCGAGCGGCCCCGTGACGGCGCCGGCGTCGTCGATGGTCAGCTTGACCGGGTCGGTGCCGGCGGTCGCAAGCCGGGCCCGCGTGCGCGGTACCGCTTCGGGCATGTCGAACCAGGGCTGTAGGCCCGGCATGCCGTCCGGGTCATAAATCAGGTACTGAGCGAGCACCGGGGGTTCTCCTTACGTCGGGTAGGCGAGCTTGAGCTCAAACGTGCTGGCGAACTGGAACGACAGTGCGGTCAGCTGCGCGACGGCTGCGCCGTTCGTGTGCTGCGTCATCAGCTCGAGATAGTCGGTGCTCCCGTTCATGAACACGGTGACCGGGGTGACCGGGAGCATGTTCGTCGACGCGATCTGCACGGACGGCAGCGGCGGTTTCGTCGCCGGCGGTATGGCCGTTGACCCGTTCTGCCGGATCCACGAATACATGGTGATGTAGTCGGTCCGGTTGCCGAGTGCGACCGCCCCCCAAACTTCGTACCAGCCCTGAATGGTCGGGGTGAGCCGAGTGTTGTTGGTGACGGTGTCGTGCCAGTTCGACGCGTCCAGGGTCTCGCTGGACGCGCCGAACTGCAGCGCCGTCGCAGTGTTGTGCGCGATGCTCTGCGTGGCCTGCGCGACCAGCCGGGCCCGCGGCCGGGAGTCGACCGAGGCGACATCAGCGTCGATCGCGGTGGCCAGGTTCTGGAAGTAGGCGGCTAGCTGGTCGACAGTGTCGGTGAGCTGCGGGTACGGGTAGCCGCGCGCAGTGTTTGCGGTCATGTCAGCGACTCCATTGGATCGTGAGTTGACAGGATGCGGAGTACCGGCCGCGGCCGTCCAGGATGACGTACGGCGACCCGTCAGATTCGTAGACTGCGATCCCGCCGGCAGTCCCGTTGATCATTTCCTGGGCCCATGAGTTAGGCAGCTGCCACCGGGTCGCCTGTCCCCACGCCAGGTTTGGCCCGTCGGTGCTGGCGCCCAGCGTCGGCGCGCCGGACGGCCGGGTCCGTTCGGTGACCAGCCGCAGCGTCGTGTCTTGCGCCGCGGTGATCCCGCCGGCGGACCGGCGCCGCAGCTGCAGATAGCACGCGGTCGCGGTCGCGCCGGAGAGGCTGCGCGGACCGTTGCCGTAGAACGCGCACCCGATGTGGTTTCCCTGCCCCCCGTACTGCCCCTGATAGACGTCGTCGTTGTCGGTGCGCCACTTCGAACCCTGCCTCGAGCGGGTCTCCACCGGGGTGAACGTCTTCGACCCGGTCACGACCGACGGTTTCGGTGGTGGCGGCGCCGGGTTGTCCGGGTCGCCGGCGGTCGCCGCGGTATCGAGCCGGCACGTCACCACCCACACGCCGCCGGCACGCATGAACGCAACCCGGTCGCCGGCGGCAAACGTCACGTCCCGGGCCGCGTTCATCGTGATAGCGATCCCGCCCACGGTCACGGACAGCAGACCGGCGGCTTTCGCGCCGGCCGCGATGCCGATTCCGGCCGCAATCCCGTCCAGGCTGGCCCGGTTTCCCGCTGGATCAGTCAACGGTGACCACCTTGATTTTCATCGGTCCGGTAGCGAACAGCGGCAGGTTCATCGCCTCGACCGTGCAGAGCAGGTCAGTCCCGTAGTCACAGGTGATCGTGACGACGTCGCCGATCTGCAGCGTCGGATCGGGTACCGCGGTGATGCTGTACGCGCGGCGTGCTGCCTGCCGGAGTTTGTTGCGCATGATCGACCGGGCGGCCGAGTAGGCGCCGGCGCGGTCGCCGATCAGCGGGCTGGAGTAGACGTACGGCACGGGCAGCGGGTTGGCCTGTCCGCCCGGGTACGCCCAGGGCCCGGTGGGGACGTACTGGGTGCCGCGGACTTCGGTCCCGTCCGGCTGGTACCCGGTCGCGAGCACGGCGTTGAAAGCGCCGTCGCGGGTGGACTTGCCGGCCGCGGTGATCACGGTTCCGCCCGTGCCGGACGTGTAGGCGGCCACGATGTCCGCGGTGGTGGGTAGGTCGTCGGGGAGGACCTGGAGGTACCCGCCTTCGTTCATGCGGACGCTCGCCGGCCACGTGTCGATGAGTTCGTAGAACGCGGCGAGCCTGTCGACGTCAAAGTTGACCGGGTTCGAAGGCAGCGCCTTGTCGGCCGGCGCGGCGGTCATGTCGATGGTCAGCGCCGGCTCGACCAGGGCCCGCGCGGTCGCCGCTACCGTCCCGGTCGGCTGGAACGGGGCGATAAACCGAGCCTCATCGATGAGCGCCAGCAGACCGACCGCGGTAACGGTCAGCGTCTCGCCGTCGTCTGCCTGGTCGGTTTCCTGGATCAGGAACTCGCCGCGCTGAAACCAGGCGATGCCGTCGGGGCCCTGCCCGATGCCGAGTGAGATTTTCAGGGTCTGCCCGTTCGCTGCGAGCGGCGAGTCTTCGTCCGATGGTGTCCAGTCGGTACCGAACGCTCGTTTGGGCACGGTGAGCGTGACCCGTTCCGGGACGCGTAGGGACCGGTCGGTCTCTTCGGAACCGGCGGTCACCGGTACGTCCGTGGCCAGCAACTCATCGCCGAGCCACGCTTGCGCGTTGAACCGGTATTCGTAGCTGCCGCCCAGGATGGCCCGCACTGTGTCGGAGACGTCGATCATGAGAGATCCGCCTGTGCGAGATCGATGAACGTCGCGTAGTCCGCGCCGAGGTCCTGCAGCGTGTTCGGGGGCGGGTACGCCGCTGCAAGGTCCGCCAGCGTGAAGCCGCGTGCGACCAGCGCCAGCGACCAGCCGTCGACCTCGGCGAATTCGATGGTCACGAGCCGGGCCTGTTTCGTCCCGTCCTGCAGCCACCGCCGGGTGCTCCACCGGTCAACGGCTAGGTACGCGTCGATGCCGTCGTAGCCGCCCGGCTGACGCACCTGGACGATGCCGTCGGTGGCTGTGGCCAGCAGGTCGATCAGGTTGTCGTACGACGTCGTGGTTTCCACCAACAGTTCGTAGCTGCCCTCATCCTGTCCAGCCGGGCCGACCACGACCACGTTGCGGCCTGCCACCCGCATCCGGGCCGCGTCTCTGCCGTTGGTCCGGTCTCCCTCGGCGCCGATGACGACTTCGGCGGCCGCCCCGGTGATCGCGTCGCTCAGCGCCACCTTGCCGCCGGTCAGCGTGTAGGTGACCGCCGATGTCGTGTACTCCGCGGCGCCGGCGACCACGATCACGTAGGCGACCGGTACGCCGAACGGCAGCTCAGCATCGAGGATCAGCGCCGCGGTATCGGTGGCCGCGGTGACCGCGCCGCGGAGCTCGGTGCGGACGCCGGCGACCAGCCGGTACGCGGTGACCGAATCGCCGATGGTCAGCCCGGTCACGGCGATCTGGTTGCGGGGCGGCCACGTGTCCAGGTTGGTCACCGTGACCGCGGCCGCCGGCTTCAGGGCGAGGAGCAGGCCGCGGGAGATCGCCGCGGCGCCACCGGTGACGGTCACCGCGGCGGACACGATGTCCGCCTCGGTCGTCTGGATTTGGTAGTACATCGCCTGGAATGCATCGTCGCCGGTGGTCGTCGACGTCATCCCGATAGCGGTCCACCCGCCCGGGGTGGTGAGGCTGGTGGCGTCGTCCTGCTTCCAGAGCGCCATCAGGAGCGCGTGAGCGTCCTCCGGTACGTCCAGGGATGGGTACGTGACGTTCTGGGCGCTGGCGTTGAGCACAGCGGCGCTGGTCGTCTGTGTGAGCGCGTCCGGGGACACGTTGCGGAACGCCGCGACCCGGCCGATGGTGTCCGCGTTGGCCACGCCGCCGGTGAACGTGATCACGGGCGCGGTGACGGCCGGGTTGTAGAAGCGGCCGAGCACCGACACGTTGCCGCTGGTGGCCACCACCGACCAGCCGGACGCGCCGGCGACCGTGCCCGTGCCGGAGTTGCGGATACTCGCCAGTGCGAGGAGCAGGTCACCAGTGACGACGCCGGCCGGCAGCGCCGGCGACACCGATGCGTTGTTTCCGGTCGCGGCCGCGCCGGCGCCGACGTAGGTGATCGTCATCGGGTGCCGACTCTCTGGCGCCACGCGTCGCGTTTGGACCGCGCGGTGATCATCCGATCGGTGGTCGTGTAGACGATGCTGCCGTCCAGGGTGACCGTCACGTAGTTGTCCAGGCGCTCTGCCATCGGGGCCCGGGCGGGCTCGGCCGGCCGCGGTTCGCTGCCAGCGAACAGGAACGGGCTCGCCGAGTTGTTTTTGCTGATCGCGGACGCAAGCGCGGAATCGGAGAGTTTCGAGCCGGTGATCTTGCGCGCGATGGTGATCGTGACGGTCTTGCCTTTGAGCGAGTTGATCTTGTCCTGGAGTGCGCGAATGTCACCCTGCGCAGGTTTCGTGTTCGCGTTGATCTTGACATCTTTCTTCACCGGGATCAGCCCCAGCGACGTCGCGAGCTCCTCAGCTTTTTGCTTGCTCCCGGTCATCGACGTAGCGAGCTTGACGAACTGGGCCCTGTTCTGCTCGGCGACCGCGGACGCTTCGGCGCCTTCGCCGTTGACCTTGACCGTCGCGTTGTACTGCTCGATCAGGGCGGCCGCGAGCCCGGACAGCGCCTCACGGTTCGCGCGGCCCTTCTCTGTGTTCGCGTCCAGGGTCTGACCGTTCTTCTTCGCCGCGTCCGATACCTGATCGATCGCGGCACCGACCCGGGTCGCAGAGTTGAACAACGACTGTCCGGCGGTCGCAAGGCCGTTCACCTGTTCGGTGAAATTCGCGATCGCGGTGCTCGAGCCGAGAATGGCCCGGCCGTAATCGTCGAACTGGATCGCGCCGGCGCCGGCCGCGGTCGCGGTGCTGTCGACCCCGGCCCGGGCCATCCGGATCTTGCCGGTCACGTGCTCCGCGGCGCCTCCTGTGTCCTCGAGGAAGTGGGTTAGCGTGCCGATCGGGCCCAGCAGACCGGCGAAGAATTGCCCGGTGAAACCGATCTTGCTGAGCCACCCGTACATGGTGGTCAGCGCGTAGATCGTGGGCCCGGTGATGTCCAGGACCAGCCCGATACCGTCGGTGACGTCGCCCAGGGCGGCCGCGGCGCCATCGCTGCCCTTGCTGACGGTGTCCAGGAACTGGCCGACGTCTTCGCCCAGGTCACCGATCGAGTCGCCGATCTGTGCCATGACCGGCCCGGACCGTGCGGTGAGTTTCTCGACCCCGTCGCCGATCCCCTCGATCCCGCGGGCCACGCCGTCGATCAGCGGTCCGACGTTCTTGGCGCCCTGAGCGAAGATGGACTCGAAGTCGATCGTGTCGAGAGCGTCTTCGATCTTGGCGATGCCGTCGACGGTGGTCTGTACGAACGGCTGGGCGGCGTGGGTGAGCTCGATCGAGACCCGGTTCTTCATCCCTCGGGCGGCCGCCTGGACACGGGGATCATCGGCGACCAGGGCGATACCACCGACGATCCCGCCGGCACCGACCCCACCGATCACCGCGGCGGACATTGAGGCGGCGATCAGCGGCGCCGCGGCGACCGCGGCGCCGGCCAGCAGGGGCGTCGCCGCTTCCGATGCGGACGCGAACCCGCGGGTCAGCCCGGCGGCGAGCTTCGGCGAAACGGCGGCCGCCATCTTGACCATGTTGTTCGCGAAGTCGCTGCCGAGCTTGTCGCCGTCTTTCTTAATCGACTCCGCGGTGCGTTTCATCCGGCGTTGCGCGGACGCTGCAGCCTCACCGGTCTTGTCGCTGGCCGTGTAGTTGAATTCGACGTCTCTGGGCACGGGTCACCGCCTCAGCTGGTCTAGGGCGCCGTCAACGGCACGGTCAATCGCGCCGTTGACCGTGTCCGCGGCGGCCGCGGCAGGCTCACGGAAGTAGCCGGGCGCCACCCGCACGGTGTGCCAGCTCGAACGGGTGCGGTGCCCCCATGACGGAGCTCGCACGCGGCCGCGGTCGATCGCGGCCATGTCGGAGCGGCCGCCGGCGGAGTTGCGGCCGCCGCGGAGCAGCATCGACACCCGCCGGGAGTTGATCTTGATGCTCGCGTTGACGCGGGCTGCGGCCACCCACCGGCCCAGCCCACCCCGCGCGGGCAACGTGGTCAGCGCCCGGGCACGGATCGTCTTGCGGATTGCGGGCAGCGGCTCACGCAGCCCCTTTCGCATGGCCTTGACGACCTCGCGCCGGCCGTCGAACGCGCGGAGCTCCGCGGCCACGATCCGCCAGTCCGCCACCCCGCTCACCCCTTCATGGTCAACATGTCTTCCAGCGTGATCAGGCACCGGTCGGTCCACACGGTCGGATCCAGTAGGTCGCGCAGCGGTTGCCCGCTGGCCACCGCTAGGTGGATCAGTCCTCGGCGGAACGATCCGGCTGGGTAGGGTCCACCTCGATCACGTCGTCCTCCGCCACCTCGGCGAGTAGGAGATCGGCGTTGAACTTCGGCCAGCTCAGCCCGGTTTGCTTCTCCCGGACGCTGGCGCAGTAGGCCCAGAACCGCATCCGGGTGACGGTCCGATCTTCCCGGTAGAAGTCCTGCATCTCCCAGGTGGCGTAATCGCGCTGGTCGATGGTGACGACGTACTTGCGGCCGTCGGCCATCTCGACGCCAAGTTTGAGACGGCCGGCCATCAGGCGCTAGTGCTGGTCGTGACGGCGCCCTGAACGGAGAAGGTCACATCGAATTCGCGCCACGTGCCCTCTTCACCGCCCAGCGGCATGGACCCGGACGGGACGAACATCGAGAACGCGCGGACCGTCTTGCCCGTGCCCACTTCGGCCTGGAACTCGACGTCCACCACCGTGCCCTGTGCGGCGACCAGCGCGGTGTACAACGCGCTGCCCTGCAGCCCCTTCAGCTGGAACGTGTAGGCGGGGGTGCCCTGGTCGACAACCTGGCCGGTCGGTGCGAGGGTCGTATAGACCTCCGTGTTCGTCTCCGCGGACGGCATGAGCGCAGTGTTTACGTCGCTCGCGTAGTCCACATCGTCGATCGACACGACCGCGTACCGCTGCTTGCCCTTGGTATCCGGCATGACCTCTACTCCCTCTCACTCGTGATCAAAATCCCGTATACCGGGCTGTTGTCGACACCCAAATTGGCCGGCTCATAAGCGGTCACCCACGTCACCGGTCGCAGCGCGGTCAGGACGTCGTCAATGTGGTCGTCGACCCATGCGTCCGCGGCCGCCTCACCCTGCGGGGTGACGATCACGATCCGCCACACGTGATCGAACCCGCCGGCGCTGTCGTCGCCGCGATCGGCCTGCCACCGTAGCCACGCGTCCCCGGTCCGCGGCGTCGACGGCCGGGCCGGGTAGCACTTGACCCCGTCGATCGTGTTGAGCGCCGCAGTGATCTCGGCCCGCGCGGTCGCGATGCTCACCTGCCGACCAGCTTCCGGAACGGCCGTTCGAACCGGCGGATTTCCTGGTCGAGAGTCGGGACCACCGACAGTGACCCGTCTTCGGCGCCGGGCACGGTCAGCGCGGGCTGACCGCGCATGATCAGATTGCGCCAGCAGCGGCGCAGCAGCGCTTGCCGCAGGTCCGGCGGGTACGCCGCCGGCACGTCGCACACGCGGCGCTGGGCGTTCGTCTCGGCGTCCAGGGCGTCGGCCAGTTGGTCATCAGTCCAGCTGTGATCCTCGAGGTACTCCGCCACGTCGACGATGGTGGGCATGTCCGCCGCGGTGACGACCCCGGTCACAAACGCGGTGAAGTCCACCGCACCGTGGCCGGTGGTGACGGCCCGGGCGATGTGCCGGCCGGGGGCGGCCACGATGTACTCCGCCCGGTACCAGCCGCACCCGTCGACCGCGACGGTCGGTACATCGGTGGTGGCGTCCGGCCGGGTCACCGTGACCACAGGCACGTCGCCGGCCAGTTCGTCGCCCTGCACGGCGATCACCCACAGGCCGGACACCGGCAGCTCAACGCTCGTCGCGGTTTTCGCCGTGATCGTGCTGGCCACGGGCCCCCCTTCCCTACGGATTACCGGATTGCGATTACCGGTAATCCGATAATCCGCGGCCGAAGGATTTCCTGTCCGAGCCCGCGAGCTCCGCACCCCGGACAGGAAATCCTTCGGTTCTTTCTCAGCTGTCCCCGGTCCGCTTCGGGGTCCGCTTGCGGCCGGCGGCCGCGACCGGCTGGTCGTCGGCCGGCTCGGGCGCCTCGCCCTGGTCCTCGAGCTCCGCCGGCTCGGCCGGGTCGTCGCCGGCGGCCGCGACCGGCTGGTCGTCGGCGCCCTGCAGCACGGCGAGCTGTGCGCGAAGCTCGGCGTTCTCCTGCTCGAGCTCGGCCACCCGTGCCCGGGTCTGCGCGATCTTCGCCATGAGTTACGCCGCCGTGTTCTGGTCGAAAATGACCTGACGGACGCCGGCGATGTCCAGGTTGGCCAGTGCGATATCGCCGTAGATGCCCACGGTGACGTGGCTGAGCTGCGGAATGTTCGAGCTCTGCACGGTCGCGCCGAAGTTCCAGTCGAGACGCTCCGGAGCGCTCGCCCACCCGCGGACCTTGGCCGGGTCGAACATCCAGCTGTTGACCGACGTGTTCCCGCCGGCCGAACCGAGGGCCCACGCCGGCACGGCGAGCACGCCGGCGACGTTGAGCGTGGCGAACAGCTCGGCCGCCGTGCCGTTGGCGTTGGTCGGGTTCAGCCGCGGGTACAGCGGCCGGCCGGCGTCGTCGGTGACCCGGGTCAGCAGCCGGTACAGCGCCTGGTGCACGGCGAACGCCCGGAAGCGGTTGCCGCCGCGGGTGAACTGCAGATCGGCAATCGCTGCCTCGAGCGACGCGGCGGACGCCTGGTCGTTGTCGTTGGTCGGCACGGCCGGCGACCCGGTCACCGTGATGTCGGTGGCCGCGGTCAGCGTGTTCAGGAACGTTGCGACTGCGGCTTCCCGGTCTTCGAAGTACTCGCGCAACATCTGATCCCACAGGATCCCGGAGAACTGCGGGCTGCCGCCGGCGCGCCAAGACTGGCGCTCGATCTCGACCTTGCCCCACACCTGCGTAGGGGTGACCGTCTGCGACGTGACTTGCATGTTTCCGGGCGCCGGCTCGGTGCCCGGGGTGGCCGGTCCGACCAGGCCGGAAGACGAGTCGTACTTCGGAAGGTCGAACTTCCGGCCGTCCGTCGACCCGGAGTTGATCATGTTCCACAGCGGGGTGGCGTAGTCCATCTGCGGTTGCCACAGGTCCGGCCGGTACTGGTTCGGGGTCAACGCCAGGACGTCGGCGGCGTCGACTGCGAACGCGGCCCGGATCAGCGCGTTGACCCGGTCCTGTGCGGCCTGCTTCTCCGGCCCGGACGACGCCGGGTTGATCGCGGCGAACACGTCGGTGGAGAAGTCGTGCTCGGCCGCGGCGGAGAAAACGTGCTTGCCGTCGACGCGAGCGAACCGGTACGGCAGCGCCTCGACAACCTGGGTGGTCGCGACCGGGCGGTTGCCGTTGACGATCGGCCGGGCGGCCGGCGCCGGGGTCGTGGTCGGCAGGATGCCCACGCCGCCGGCGATCAGCGCCTGGACCTGCTCCGCGCTGAACATGACCGGTACGGGCGCGGCCGGCTCGGCGGCCGGCTGCGTGATGGTGGCGGTCACGGCCGGCGTGGTGGCGGCCGCCGCGGTGTCCTCGGTTGTTTCCTCGGTGCCCGGCATGCCGGCCCCTTCCTCGTGGTAGCTGACATTGATGATCCGACTGTCGTCGAAAGCGGGGTCGCGTACGTGCCCGGCGCCGGTGAGGTTGGCCAGCGTGACCAGCCGCACCCCGGGCTCGGCCGGGTCGCGGCCGAAGTCTGCAGTGTCCATCTCGAGCTCGGCGCTCAGGCCCGTCTTTTCGCCGGTCGCGGCGAGCGCGAGCGCGCGGTCACCCGCCGGACCCGGGTCGATCTTGAACGTGACGATCAGCCCGAGCTCGGTGTCCTGGACGTCTATGGCCCGGCCCAGCCGTTGCGCCTGGTCGTGCTCGTCGTTGAGCCGCAGGTACTTCGCGTGCCCGTAGACGATGCTGCCGCGGCTGAACCGCCAGCGGCGGCCGCTCTTGTGCCGGCCGATCGACCCCCACGGGATCAGCACGCCGGTGATCGTGCGGCGCTGGATGTCGGCTGAGAACTGCTCGGGTATCAGGTCGAATGCAACGGCTTCCATCAGGAGGACCCGATCTGTTCGGTGGTGCTGCCGAGCATCGACGGCACCCGCAGCGGCTGCAGCGGCGCCGCCGCCACGGTGCGCGGCGGCCGGCCCTCTTCGTGCCGGATTTCGGCCGGGTCGGTGACACCGATCGTGGCGTAGATCTGTGCGACCTGGGCGCGGGTGAGCGGGTCCGCCTTGAGGAAGTCGTCCAGGTCGAACCGGGCGGCCACGTCGTACGGGGTGACATCGTCCATCGACAGGCGGCCGGTCACCGCTTGCATGTACGGCGCGAGAGTGTCGTTGACCCGGTCCTTACGGCGGTCGACCGCGTTCGCGTACGTCCGGCTGGTGACGTTGATCCCGAAGTCTTCCGGGTCGAGGCCCATCGCATTGATGATCTCGAGTGAGGCCCGCTGTTGCTGCGGGATCAGCATCATCTCGGCCGGCGAGGTGACCTGAATCTGTTTGTAGTCCAGGCCATCCACGTACCCGTAGGGACTCTCGGCGCGGCCGGTCGACCAGTCGTCCAGGAACTTTTGGACCTTGGTCTCATCCGGCGGCGGATCCCCGGGCCGCGAGGTGAAGAATCCGCGCATCTCCGGATTCTCGGTGTACATCGCCGCAAGATCATCGAGCGCGAGCGCCCGGGAGATCGCCGGCTGACCGACGACCAGCAGCGCCGGATTCGGGGAGTCGAACCGGATGTAGTCGCCGGCGTCGACGCGCTCGCCGGCCATCCACACGGCGCCGTGCGTCGCGATGTCCGAGGGTAGGAAGCCTTCGCGGTAGTCGCTGGGCGGGGTGAGAGACACGGACACCGGGTCGTAGCGGGTCGCCGCGGACGGGTAGCCGTCCGGCCCGAACTCCGTCACCCGCCACCAAGCCACCGCGTCGAAGAGCAGGTCCTCGATCGTCATCGCCAGCACGACACTGTTCGCGACGTTCGTATCGATCTGGCGCAACAGGGCGTTGTCGACCGGCCGGTTGTCGCCCATGGTGGCCAGCAGCGGCAGCGTGGCGATGTCCCCGCAGATGAGGTTGCGGCCGCGGAGCACGGTCGGGACGGTCAACGCGACGGCCCTGTTGATGCTGCCGCGCCGGCGCATGAGCGCCTCGAGCAACAGCTGATTGGTGGGGAGCAGATCGGTCGCGGTGAAGCTCACCATGCGCGCCGGCGCCGGCCGGCGCGGAGACGCCCCGAACGCTGCGCGTATGTGATCCCACCGGCGGCCCATGATCGGGATGATAGGCGCCGATGCACAGGACCAGCAATGTCGGTTGACTAGGTGGAACGCGGCCGCGGCCGCAGATAGGTCACCGACGTGTCCGCGGGCAGCGTCCGGGCGAGGTGCGCCGCGCCGGCCGCGGCGTACAGCGCGTCGCAGTCGCCGGCGCCGCGCCGGGAGAACACCCACGCGTCGCCGCGGGGGAGTTTCTCGGCGGTGTCTACCTGTCCATCGATCAGCGGTTCGGGCCCGCGCTGTACCTGGATCCCGTCGACCAGGGCGGCGAACCCCAGACACACCGCGGTCAGCTCGCCGCGGATCTCCTCCACCGCCACGCCGCGCGGCGGCCACACCCCGGGGCGGTTGGTGGACAGAGCGGACATGACCGCGGCCGCCGGCCCGGCCGGAAGCACGCCGAACGCCCGCGGTTTGAGCCGGCCGATCAGCCCCGGGAGCTCACGGCCGGCGCGGTCTGCGCACCCCGGTCCGACCCATTCGCGGACGGCGCCGATGCGGACCTTGCCGTCCGCCTGCTCCGCGGCGGCGTACAGCGTGGCGTGTTGCATGCTCGGCGCCACGTCGAAGCACATCGCCACTCGTCCGCGCAGGTCAGCGAACTGAACGGCTTGCATGGTGATCGTGAGGCACTCTTTCCACGCGGCGCCGTTGATCGCGGGGTCCATATGGCTCGCGGTGATGCACATCGCTTCGGTCTTGAACCCGGACAGCGCGTCGCCGCCGGCGGCCACCGCGGTCCGCGCCTCGTTGACCAGGTCCTCAAACGGGTACCGGTGGCCGGCGTTCGGGTTGGCGTAGGCGAGCTGCCGACGATCGAGAGGATCGGCGTGTTCCTCGGCGGACCACTCGAGCAAACACATGCGGTCGTCGCCGTCCCGGGCCGCAATGTGCTGGACCGCGGCCGCCCGGAAGTCATTGAAGACGATCGATCGGGCGTCCAGGGGGGTCGTCAGTCCCCAGTACTGGGCGTCCGCGACGGCGCGCATGGCGTAGTACGCCGCGTTGTACGCCCCGTAGCTGAACTGCCTGGACAGTTCATCGGCGATGACACGATTCAATGTCAGCGACCGGCCACCCTCCTCGTTGGACGGCGTGATCACGTACCGGCCGCCGGTGGTGGTGGTCCACTGCTCCTCACCGGCCTTGCGGCGCATCCCGCGGAGCTTCCCGGGCGGTAGCTCCGGCTCGAGCTCGGCGCACTCGAGCGCCATTTTGTGCGCCTTTGCCCAGGGTTCCGCGGCGTATTTCGTCTGCGTGCTGGTGCCGAGGATCGTCTCTTGCCCCTCGACGAATAGCCAGTACAGGACCAGCACGATTAGCAACCACGTCTTGCCGTTCTGCCGCGCGACCACGATCAACACCCGCCGGAACCGCGGCCGGCCGTCCGGCAGTAGCTCGCCGGCGTGGATCGCGGCGAGACGCTGCCACGGATCCAGCGGCGCGCCCAGGGTGTCCCGGGCGAAGTCGACCACCTCAAACCCGTACGACGTGTCACGGGTCAGCGCGCACCCGCACCCGCACGGCCCGGGCGGTCCGGTGACGTTGGGCGGGGTCATGAGCCGCGGCATCGTCTCGCCGACCAGGACCTCAGGTTCCGGCGGCTCGATCGCGAGGCTCACCCCTGCTCAGCACGCTTGCGGCGCTGCTCCGCGACGCGGTCACGCTGCAGCTCGAGCGCCGTTTTCGGTTTGTCGGCCGGCGCCTGAACGCCCTTACCCGACATTTGCGCCCGGGCATGGGGGGTCAACCCCAGGGCGGTCAGTGCCTGCCGGTACTCGGCGGCGAGCTTGACCACGGTCGCCGCCTCGAGCTCGGCCCGCTTGCCGGCGCCGTCGTCATCCTCGCCAGGCTCCCGGTCGGTCTGGCGTGCCCGGTCGATCAACTGTGCTAATCGGCGTGCTAGCGCCTGGATCGCCGTGTCTTCCGGGAGTCCCGGACGGGCCTTGACCGCGGCCGCGAACGCCCGTTCCTGGACGCCGGCCATCGTCAGAGTCCCGACTCACGGGGGGGAAAAAAAGGCCACTCGGGCGTGGGTGTTCGGGGGCAGGCCATACGGAAAAATCGGACACACACGATCATCGTGCATCACCACCTTGTCACTACCGATGCGCGCGCATTGCGTGCTCGCGCATCCTCTGCCCTACCTGGGTCCCCCACCTGTAGGTTGCACGGCTGACACGCGCTGACCAGGTGCGATGGATCATCCACCCCACACCCACGGCACCGACCCTTGCCGTGCACGTGGTGCACCTGGGTAGCTGTGCCCGTGCACACCCCACGTGCCAGCTTGCAGCGGTAGCCATCGCGCTGCAGCACGGCAGCGCGCACCGTACGCCACCGCCTCGAGCTGCCACGCGCCCACGCCTTACTCATCGCGGCGTACCAGGTCCTCGAGGTTGACCGTCCGGGCGGTCATGATCCAGCCGGTCGGGCTCGCGTCGCTGCGCTCGATGCGGACTTGCACCGGGTCGGACCAGTCCTCGAGCGCGGCCGCCAGTTCGTCGCCCACTAGTAGCTGTACTACCTGATAACCCTGCTCCATAGGTTGGGTCATCCCCTCATGATCAGGCACAACGCGGCGGCCCGGCCACTCTGGCGTACCAGGGTGGCCGGGCCGTACGATGCGCGCGGGATATGGCCGGGGGGCTGGTCAGAACGGTCCGGGTACGCCTTTGTCGGGGTGACGGGTACCCGGGCCGTTCGCCTGAAGGGCCGGGTCGTCGTGCTCCACCAGCCGGATCGTTACCAGGCGCCGGCCGTCGCGGGTGATGCCGCGGCGAGCGTCGATCACCGTGAGCACTTCCAGCCCGAGCAAGACCGCCGCAGTGTCCGCGGCCTGCCGCACGGTGGCCGGCTTGTTGCAGGGACAGTCTTCGGTGCACTCCGCGTCCGGCACCCACCCGTCGCAGTCCGCGGAGTGCTTCGGCTTGCCGTCGTCGTCGATCAGGGTGTGATTCGCCACCATGGCCCAGTACTCGAGCGCCGGCACGAGGCGCTCGCCGGCGCTGTCCAGGGCGTCGAACGGGGTGAGCTGCCACCGGGCTTGGTAGTCGGTGATGATCCCGTCGACGTCGTAGTCGGACTCGAGTCCGCT